TTGGCTAAACCACAAAATCTAGCCATTAAAAATAGAATTTGCTCTAACGTTGGATTTTTTAATAAATTACAAGCATAATCTATTAAGTTTTTAGCTTTTTCTTTTACATTATTAATAAAATCGCCATCGAAGAAATTCATAACTTCTTCTTTAATTTTCATTACATTTTGAGCAATCGTCTGATTAATAAAAACTTCTGCTTGCTTAAACATTTTATCTAAGCTAAAGTTTTCAACCATTTTTTTAATTTTATTAATTGTTTTATCAATAACCTTAGTAATCTGATCTTTAATTTTAGTAATTAAGGCTTCAACTTTTAAAGCATCAAAAAAAGCTTTTAAAGGATTTTCAAAGTTTTTAATTTTAGATAGAATAGCTAATGCTTTACCAGCAACTTTTTGTATCTCATCAAATAAAGCAAAAACACCAAATATGTTTGGCAACGCACTACAGAAACCGCCCATAATACTATTTAAAAAGCTTCCGTTATAAAAGTCATTTAAGCTTGATAAAAAGCTGTCTGTATTATTCCCATTTATTGCATTATTAACGCTAGTAGGATCATAATAATAATCTTTCATAAACAAAGCCATTTCAAAAGGTGTTATTTTTCTTCCTTTTTCAATAATACCAAAAACTACCTCGTAACCTTCTCTAGCTGTTCCATCTGAATTAGTTACTGATTCTTTTATATTAACATTAGTACTAAATGCATTATTTAAATTATTTACCGATCCATAAAATTCTTTGTCACCGAACTCAGCAACCGCATCAATAAGCTCATTACTATCAAGTTTAGTTACTATATTATTTAAAAACTGATTTTCAATAACAGCTACTTGATCTAAAGACCAAGTACCATTTGCATTCGTATAAGATCCCGTAGCTCCAGTATTAAATAAGGATACAGTGTTTGTAGTTCTAAAATTTGTATTAAAATCAAGATCAGGACATTTTGACATTAGACAATTACTCCTTCATCAACGCTTGTAATACCAGCTGAAGTAACCGGCTCCGTTGTTCTTTTATCTGCGGTCGTTGCTGTCGATTTAGCTGGAGGCTCAGGTAATTCTGTTCTAGCGGCACCCACGCCTTGCTCTCCGCCTGTAGCAGAGTCTGCCTCGCCGTTTGCCATAGTGACTACATCGTCTATTGCAACTGTAGCAGCAGAAATACTAACTTGGCCCTCTGCTCCTCCTCCAATTTGAACATTTGCTGCACCATAAAGGTTGGCATCGCTTTCGCCAGTCATATAAAGATTATCGGCCCAAACGTTAAGATCGGCAGCCGCATCAATCCATGTTTTATTTGCTTTTAAATTCATATCTAATTTAGACTGAATATTAAGAGTATCCTTTGCGTATATACCCATCGTACCATTATGAGCATCTAACATCATATCGTTTGATTTTATTTGCAGAGAGTCGCTAATATTGAAGTTACCTTGCCCTCCAACACCGACATAATGGTTACCGTGAATAATTTGTTTATAATCACCGTTAATCTCTTGTGTAACATTTCCGTCGTGATACATATATGTGTGACCCATAATGGTCACATTAGATTGTCCGCCGATATAAACATGTTGACCGGTTTTATTAACATCAAACTTATCTCCAGTAGATCTGGTGGTCATACTACCATTAGAGTCAATTTGTATATAGGACCCAGCTTTATGCCAAATCATAATACGCTCGTTGTTTTTAGTGTCGTCTAATTCAATAACGTGCTCTGACGTTTTCCAAACTTTATTAAATGGATATTGAGCAGCGTACGCTGGCTGTGGTTCTTTCCAAGCAACAGCACCCTCAGCAACCTTTTCAACATCTATCGCAGCCACTGATTGTTCCATAACATAGGTTTCTTCAATATTTTCACCGCGGACAAGTCTGTCTTGTTGAGGTTGGCCAAAATTTTGTGGTTTTGAGCCATTAGCAAGTCTATCTTCGCTAGAATGGTGAGTGCCAACTTTCGTGCCCCACCCGTTTTTCTCAGGGTTTGGTGCTTCAGCAAATTGAGTAGGAATTAATCCCATTATCATAGGAGTTTGAGCATCCCTTCCATCTAAGAAAACACCAAAAACAAAATCATTTAGCTCCGGTATCATTTGGCCATTTGGTGTATAATCACCTTTCATACAAATAGCCCAAGGTAGATGCTCTGTTGGGATTTCTTCTAGAGTTCCGTGTACACTAAATGCTCGAACTTGAACACGTCCTTCATTACGAGGATCGATACAATTTTCAACCACGCCTATAAAAAATAAAGGATTTGCAATACCAATTCCAGCTTCCATTATGTTGTACTCCAATCGTATTTAACTAATGTTAAAGAAGTTTTCAATTCAAAATTTACAAAGGCATGTCTAGTTCCATATACTAAATATTTGCCTGCTAATTGGTTGTGTTTTTCTGCCGAATTACCTCCGGATGCAGATATGCTTAAATCTATAATTCTTCCTGGAGTAATATCTGCACGACCTCTTAATTCTGCATTAACAACCATATCCATTAAATGACCGCGGTACGAGTCTCTTTTTAATGCTATTTCAGCATAATGAGTTTCAGCTTTTAACGTTGAAGGCAAATCTTCTGCGCTTTGATAATCTCTTACAATTATATATCTATGCGAATTTTCTTCCGTGAATGTATCTTTAATAAACTGCTCAGTATGTGGCATACTAGATAATTTTCTAGTATTACCAGTTGCGTCTACGAACTTAGTACCGTCTTTTAAATAATCAAATTTTTCTATACGAGTTGTTCTTTTAAGCAGATCAATTTCAAACACGTCTGCCATATATTTTCCACTAAATATATCTTTCCCAGTATTTAGACCTCTTTCAGGATTAGAAAGACTGTCAATTCTTCCGATTTGTGACTCAGTATCAGTATAATCTGATGAAGCAGTTGGAGAATAAAATAACTGAATAGCAGATTTATTTTGTTTTGCTCTTTCAAAGAAAAACTCGTCAGTAACAAAATAATAACCAATCCAATTTTCAAAAAATCTAAAAGTATGTGATGCTGTTTCTGGTTGATAAGATTTAGCAGCTAGAAAATCCATTGCTTTAACTGGTGTATATCTAGGAATAATAAAATTCAAAATACTTGCGCCAGGCTGCACAAAGAAAAATCTTTCTCTTTCTCCTTGAAGTTCATATCTGACCACTGCATACGGAAATGTTGAGCCTCTTATTACTCCATTTGATTTATAATCAGGATCTATGTCAGATTTGCTACCCACCTTTCCAATATATTCATCAAACATTTCCTTTGCAATTTTTTCAGTTGTTCCTTTATAGTGTTTTGTAATTCTTCTTTTCATCATATTAAATGATGTTGTAGAAATGCAATGTGCAGTAAAAGATACCGTAGCACTGTTATCACCGATTGTGAGATCACTAACTTTATAAATCTGAAGTTGTACTTTTAATGGACTTTGAAGGTCATCAACTGAAAGCTGCAAGTCAATGCGCTCTTCTGCTCTAATTGGTAAATTTTCTGCAATACCAATAGCATCAGTCACCACAATAACACAAGTATAACTAGCCATGTCCATTGATTGAGTAAAATGAACTTGAGTAATAAAGCCGTCTAAATCGAACGGCTTTGAATTACCATATGAATATAACTTAGCAGAAGTTATTGTATAACTTGAATTATTAAAATCTCTAGGCATTATTTCTTATTTTTTGAATAAACTCGTCTGTAATCTGCGGTAAGTATTTTCTGTCAAATAAGAAGATCTCTTTTTTATTATCATTAAGAGCTTCCTCTTGTTCATAAATTCTGTAAGGAACCCATTCGTCAGGAATAATACGCTTGATAAAAATTCTTCTCCCGGTTTCTGTTAACAAAATGACACGGTCTTCTCTTCGTAGATATATCGTACGGAATGAGTCGGGAGCTAACCTAATTACATCAGCCATTTTTAAACCTCTTTATAATAATAGACAACGTTATCTTGTCTATCTTCATCTTGTGCCCATTGTAAAACTTCAGGGCCTTCTTTGCCGCTTTCGGCTTCGTATTTTTTAATCATATAATTGTTAAAATCTTCAACGTTTTTTGGCCACTGGTGATATGGATCTACAATATTATTTGCCATTAATACCAACCATGTATAATCTGTGGAACCATAGTACCAATTAGCAATATCCTCTGGTTTCTCTCCATCTTGTACTGTGTATGGAAGATAAACTAAAGGATTAGTAGTAACACTTTTCATTAAAGTATTTCTACGAGTGATATCGCGAATTTGTTTACCCTCATATTCTATAATTGGAAATTCATCGAAATATTTTGACATTATGATATTCCTTCGTTTGTTTATTATCTGCCGTTGGGCGGTATAACTGTTGTTGAGCTAGTTTTTGCTGGCGGCCCGCCAAATCCACCCAAGAAGCTTGTAACACTAC